TGCAAGGCGGCAGGGCTCACCAGTGAGGGACTGATTCAGTTCTGCCAGATGGTGAGCCAGGGCGAAACCAGCTCACTGGAACGGCTGCCCCGCCAGACCCTTGACCGGATCATCCAACAGGGGATCTCCGCCGAGACCGTCGCCAAGTGCAACGGCCCGGCCGACCCCGACCCCGACCCCACCGAAGACCCCGACGATCTGCCCGCCGCCTGGTCTGCGTGACCTGGTGGGCTGCATAACCGGTTCCTAACCCCACACCATGAACGAACTCCTCGCACAACTCCTGCGCGCCAGCCAGCACCGATTCATCGGCCGGCTGGGCAGGGACCCAGAGACCAAGTACTTCCAGAGCGGCAACAGCGTCACCACCTGCCGCATCGCCATCAACAAGCCCGGCGCCAAACGTGACGACGGTCAGGAACCCGACTGGTTCAAGGTCGAGGCCTGGGGTGAGTCGGGCGTGGCCCTCGCCGACACGGTGAAGAAAGGCGATCTGCTCGACGTGTCGGGGCGGGTAAAGACCGAGACCTGGGCCGGACAGGACGGCCAGCAGCGCAGCCAGCTGACCATCACCGCCGACACCTGGACCCGCGTCGGCCAGCCGCAGCAGCAGGCGTCTGCGCCAGCCCGCCAAGCAGCACCAGCGGCGGCCAACACAGCCACCCAGACCTGGCACAGCACCGGCCCCGCCAGCGACGAGGAAGTTCCTTTTTAGATCTATGTGCACATCTAAAGTATGCAAAGGGTGCAGCCTAGATCTGCCCCTTGGCCATTACTACAAGCACAAGCGAATGCTTGACGGCCATCTCAACTACTGTGTTGATTGTGTTAAAGCAAGAGTTAACAAGCATAGGGCTGAAAATCTTGAACGTTTTCAAGCCTATGACCGGGCCAGGTCAGTACTTCCAACCCGCAAAAATCAATTAGCGCAGCTCGCTAGTAGATCAATCACTGATCCACTGCGTCGCCGTGCACACATTATGACCGGGAACGCTATTCGTGACGGCAAGCTAACTCGGCCAAGCACTTGCTCGCAGTGTGGTAAGTCCTGCAAGCCAGAAGCCCATCACGACGATTACTCAAAGCCGCTGGATGTTCGATGGTTATGCAGATCCTGCCACTGTCGTTTTCACAGGCTTCAGTCCATTTCTGTGAAGTATCCGCTTGCGGACGCATCATGAATACCATCACCGACATCCGCCAGCAGCTCGACACCCTGCTGGCCCAGTTCGAAACCGACCGCCAAGCCCTCGCCGCCGAACAGGCCGCCGTGGCCCGCGCTACCGAGGCCCTGCATGAGGCCCCCGCCCTGCAGGCTGCCCTATCCCAGGGCCAGGAGATCATGCGCGGCCGGGTGGTTGCGCTGATTGATGCGCAACGGGACGTGTTGCGCACCGGAGCTGCGACCACCGTGCTTGAGGCCCTGCGCCGCCAGGTGCTGGAGGTGTCCTCATGACCCTCTCCATCCTCGCCGGCCTGCTGCAGATCCTCTGCGTTGAGGCCGTGGTGGGCGCCTGCGTGCTGGCCACGTCGCTTTGGTGGGCTGCCTGCCAGCGGCTCAACCGGGAGGGGGAGTGATGTTCCCACCCCTGAATGAGCAGCGCTGCAGCGGCTGCCGATATTTCTTCCCCGATCAGCACGACCTAGGCCAGTGCCGCCGCAACCCGCCGCAGATCGGCCCACGCGGTGGGCAGTGGCCCACCGTTGCCGCTGATGACTGGTGTGGGGAGTGGGTGGCTAGGGAGGGGAGGCCATGACCCTCTGCATCCTCGCCGGCATGGTCGAGATCATCGCCGTGCTGGCCATTGTCGGCACCGCCACCCTCGCCACGTCGCTGTGGTGGGCGCTGTGTGAGCGGTTGGTGGGGGAGGTGGAGGTGTGAGCGCTACCATCCAGCGTTACCGCGAGTTCATCGCATCCAAGGGCACTGCTGCCCAGTCCTACGGATTCCAGCCGCAGGGCCAATGGGACCTGTTCCCTCATCAGCAGGCCACCCTGCAATTCGCCTGCGAGAAAGGCCGATCGGCTGCCTTCCTCGATACCGGCCTAGGCAAGTCCCGCGTAGAGGCCGCGGCTGCGGCTGAGTTCGCCACCGCGACTGGCCGCCCGTCGCTGATCCTGACCCCGCTGGCGGTAGCGCGTCAGATGGTGCGGGAGTGCGCAGCGGTCGGGATTGATGCCCGCATTGTGCGGGAGCAGTCGGACGTAGGGCCAGGCGTGAACATCGCCAACTACGAACGGCTGCCAAAGCTCGACTGCGCCGTGTTCGGCGGCGTGGTTCTCGACGAATCCAGCATCCTCAAGTCCTTCACCGGCCCCACCAAGCGGATGCTGTGCGAGGCATTCAGCGAGACGCCCTATCGGCTTGCGGCCACTGCTACGCCAGCGCCGAATGATCACATGGAGCTGGGCAACCACTCCGAATTCCTCGGCCACCTGGGCAGCATGGAGATGCTCTGCCGCTGGTTCATCAATGACACCAGCACCGCCAGCCAGGATTGGCGACTGAAGGGCCACGCTCAGGCCGACTTCTGGCGCTGGGTCAGCAGCTGGAGCAGGACCGCCACCCTGCCGTCTGACCTGGGAGGAGATGACGCTGGATTCATCCTGCCGCCGTTGAACTACGAGCTGCACACCATCGCAGCAGACATCACCCAGGACGTGCCGGACGGGATGCTGTTCAGGATCCCCGATGGCAGCGCTACCACCATCCACCGCGAAAAACGGCTCACGATGGAGGATCGCGTAGCACGTGCTGCTGAGCTGGCCAACAGCACCGCAGATCCAGTGATCGTGTGGTGTGAGACCAACGACGAATCATCGGCGCTGGCTGCATCCATCCCCGACGCGATCGAGGTGCACGGCTCCATGAGCATTGATGAGAAGGTGGCCGCGTTGGATGCGTTCACGTTTGGTGAGCGCCGGGTGATCGTGAGCAAGCCGAAGCTCGCCGGCCTGGGTCTGAACTGGCAGCACGCCAACACCGTGATTTTTGCCAGCGTCAGCCACAGCTACGAACAGCACTACCAGGCCGTGCGCCGTGCGTGGCGATTCGGGCAGACCAAGCCCGTCACCTGTCACGTGATCATCAGCGACACGGAAACGAGTATCTGGAACAACGTACAACGCAAGGCAGCGGATCACGCTCGCATGAAGCGTGCAATGGCCGAAGCGATGAACGGGTACCAGCAGCAAGCAATGAAGCGAGCATATACACGCACCGCGAAAGTATCACTCCCCGCATTCCTTCAATGAAACCAGATTACCAAGGCGACAACTGGGCCGTCTATGTGGCCGACTGCATCGAAGTGATGAATGGCATGCCCGAAGGCATCGTCGATTTGGCCGTATTCTCCCCGCCGTTTTCTGATCTGTTCGTCTACAGCGACAGCGAGCGCGACATGGGCAACTGCGGCAGCCATGCTGAGTTCATGGAGCACTACGCCTATTTCAGCCGCGCCCTGTATCGGGTGCTCAAGCCAGGCCGTGTCGTTTGCGTTCACTGCTCCGACCTGCCAGCTCGCAAAAGCAAGGATGGATTCATCGGCTTGCATGATTTCGGCGGTGATCTGATCCGCGCCCACCAGGACGCCGGGTGGGTGTATCACGCACGCTGCACCATCTGGAAAGATCCAGTGATCGAGATGCAGCGGACTAAGGCGTTGGGTCTGCTCTACAAGCAACTCAAGAAAGACAGCAGCCGCAGCAGGGTGGGGATGCCGGATTACATGCTGTTCTTCCGCAAGGATGAGCCAAACCCTGACCCGATCACGCACGATCCCGAGGAACTGCCGGTAAGCATGTGGCAGGAACTGGCCAGCCCAGTGTGGATGCGCGTCAACCAGACCAACGTGCTCAACGGCAGGCAGGCCCGTGGCGATCAGGACGAGCGGCACATCTGCCCGCTACAGCTCGACACCATCGAACGATGCATCACCCTCTACAGCAACCCTGGAGACGTGGTGCTGGACCCGTTCAACGGCATCGGCAGCACCGGCTATCAGGCCGTGAAGATGGGCCGCAAGTACGTCGGCATCGAGCTCAAGCCGGAGTACGCCCGCCAGGCTGCCAAGTTTCTGGAGCAGGCCGAGGGCAGCGCTGCATCCCTCTTTGACCTGGAGACCGCCTAATGGAAACCCGCCGCCTAACCCTCATCCTCACCCTCCCCGAGGTCGAGTCGCTCCGCCGCCAGCTCCGCCCTGGCGAGGGGATGAACGATCTGCTCCGGCGGATCGTGAACGACCGCATCCACAACCCCACCCCGCAATGATCACCCTCACCACCCCCACCCAGCAGGCCCTGGCCCGGATCGCCACCGCGCCTGTCACCAGTGAGCAGGCCCGGCGCCCACCAACACCCTCCACCCGGTTATCCCTGGCCGCCTGCCCCATGCCGGCCCGGTGCTCTAAGCCCTGCGAGACATGCTCTGGTGTCGCCCGCAGCGTCGCTGCTGAGCTGGGGCAGGTGTTGCGCGAGAGACACGGCGGGTCCAGTTCGGTGGCGGACTGGTTGGATGGGATGCAGCCATGATGGTCAACATCGACTCTGATTCAGCAGTAACACTCATCGCCATGGTGATCATCGTGGCGGTTTATCTCAGGAGGTCTTCACGATGAGCACTGATTACCGCGCCCTGTGCGCTGAGCTCGCTGATTGGATTGACAACGAAACCCTTACGGGCGGGCACCATCCGCTGGTCAAACGCGCCCGCACCGCCCTGGCCCAGCCCGAGCCGGAGGGGGAGATAGTACCCTCGAATCGGCCGATTATTTCAGCCCCAAAGCTGAGCATCTTCGCCGTGAACCGCCCCGCCATCGGGCCGGTGTCCGTGGCGGAGGGGCCAGCGATTGCCGAGGAAGCCTATGTAGCTTTCGTGCAAATCTGCAAGGGCAACTCTGACGATGCTGGCACTTACGACGCCGATGAAGAACTTGTAAGATGTGCGCTCAAGAAACTCAGTGGCCTGGAGCACAACGCCCAGCCCGTGCCCGTGCCCGCACCCATGAGCGCGGACACATTGGCCGCGATCATCCGCGAGGTGGACGGCAACCACGACAAGGGAGCCGCCGCGCTGGCTGAGGCGATCCTGTCTCACCCTGGCAGCAGATGGAGTCCCACCATCGAACCGGTGCCCGTCGCTGAGCGGCTGCCGGGGTTAAAGGACTGTGATGCGGAGGGGAGGTGCTGGTTGCAT